CCAAGCGTGACAGACAATATTTTTGAGGTATAGCAATGACGAGAAGCCAATTGATGCGGATAAAGGAAAACCGAAAATATTGGCGTGATCGTGAACGCACCCAGAGAGCCGCTTATATCCGCACAGAAGAAGAAGAACTGCGTGAGATACAGAAGATATATGACGAAATGTATCGTTGGGCAGAGCGTGAAATAAACGCTTTCTACGGCAAATACGCTGATGCAGAGGGCATAGACATAACCGAAGCAAAGAAGCGTGTATCAAAGTTAGACATAGAAGAATACGAAAAGTTAGCCAAAGAATATGTCAAGAACAAGGACTTTTCCGACAAGGCAAACCAAGAAATGCGGCTATACAACGCTACCATGAAGATAAACCGCCTTGAACTGCTGAAAGCAAAGATAGGCTTGAAGTTGGTAGACGGCATCAATGACATAGACAAGCATTGGGAGAAGATAGCCACAGACAGAGCCACACAGGAAATTATAAGACTGTCCGGCATCCTTGGTGAAACCTTGACCGACACAGAAACAGCCAGAACGGCACAGCAGATAGTAAACGCTGACTTCTACAACGCTACCTTTTCAGACAGGATATGGGCGGCACAGGACTACTTGAAAGACGCACTTGCAACAGAACTTCAGAAAGGCTTTATAGCCGGGATAGGTTCACGCAAGATGGCACAGAACATCAAGAAGCAGTTTAATTCTTCACTGTCAGATGCGGAAAGGCTTGCACGTACAGAGTTAAGGCGTATACAGACAGACGTAGCCAAAGACAACTACGAAAGAAACGGCATCACCGAATATGAGTTCATGGCGGTAAATCCTGCGGCGTGTGAGATATGCAAAGCACTTGACGGCAGAATCTTCAAGGTGGACAGAATGAACGCAGGTCTGAACGCACCGCCTATCCACCCTAACTGTCACTGCACAACTGCTCCATACATCAACGATGAAGACTACCAAGCATGGCTGAACCGTCTGGATCAAGGCGGTACTACAGAAGACCGGGAAAGAATGACAGACCGACAGCGCAACAGTCCAATTGCTGACGGCTTCACGCCTGCTAAAACTATTGCAGAAGCAGAAGAATATGCCAAGACTTTCACAGACGCAAGCAGGTTCGGTGCTTTGGGCGTATCGTATGACGGTCTTTCTGTAGAAGTGGCAAACGTAGTCAACAAGACGTTGGGTGACTTTTACAAAAGGTACAAGGTTGATAAATTCGGTGGCATACAAGCGCCAAAGGGCAACACCAAGTTGGGCAAATTAGTAGCCAATGCAACTGCAGGTTATTCACCTGTAAGGCATGGCTTTTTGCTTAACAGGAAATCTCTAAAAGACATTAAGACGGCAGAAAAGGGTCTGCGGGAAAACAACGAAGTAGTACGCAAATTCTATGACAACCCAAACAGGTACAACGTAGACAAATTAAGCAAGCGTGTACTGCAGGTATTGGAAAATTCCAAACAGACAATGCGTGCAACCGTACCAACCACAGTAGAAGAAGTGCTGTGGCATGAACTTGGGCATTCCTTTGAAAAGCCTATGCGAAATGTTAGCAACTACAACGAGATCAAAGACAGAATGAACGACTATGCACCGAAGATAAGCGGATACGCTTGTGATAGTTTTTCAGAGTATTTAGCTGAAAGTTTTTGTGCATATAACAAGGGCGAAAGCGCAGTTGACCCTATGCTGATAAATGCTTTTAAGGAGTTAGAAAGATGAACGAAGAATGGATAATAGATGACTTTGAAATGCTTGGCAAGGCATTGGAAGAAGCCGAAGACTAAACAAAGGGACGCACAGTCCCTTTTCTTATGGGCGTAACAGACAAAGGCAAGTGCGATACCTGCAACGCCTACAAACATTTGTGGGGACACACAACCAAGACGTGAAGTTGTAAAAAGCACCGGGTAAGTCAATGCTCTTAAGACTATAAAGAGAGGATGGTAAGAAACTATGGCAGAGCAGAATGAAAACGCTAACACTGAAGTTAAGAACGAAGCGAAGTACACAGACGCAGACGTGGATGCGATCATCAACAAGAAGTTTGCGGCATGGCAAGAGAAGCAGAACAAGGCTATTGACGATGCAGTAGCAAAAGTGGAAGAAGCACACAGGCTTGCGTCCATGTCGGAAAAAGAGAAAGCAGAAGCCGAGCGCAAAGCAGAACAGGAAGAACTGAACAAACTTCGTGCAGAAAAAGCACACAATGAAATGCTGTCAACCGCAAGGCAGATGTTAAACGCTGATGGTCTTTCTATCCCGGATGACATCATAAGCGTACTTGTGACCGACAACGCAGACACAACCAAAAACGCAATCAAGGCATTCAGCGGTATGTTTCAGAAAGCCGTAGACGAAGCCGTGAAAGCGAAATTGGCAGGTTCAGAACCGAAGAAAGGCGGTTCTTCTGCTATGTCTAAAGAAGATATTATGGCTATACCAGACACGCACAAACGTCTGCAAGCCATAAGAGATAACATAGAACTTTTTAACAAAGGAGAATGACAATGGCACTTGAAATGAATTACACCACAGTGGCGGCAGATGTAGCACCAGAGATCAGCATTGACCTCACTTCAAGGCTTGCGGAGAACATCAGAAGTCTGCAGGTTGTACTTGGCATCACGGATATGCTTGCAATGGCAGAGGGTACAACTGTAAACATCTACAAGAGCAAACTGAAAGGCAACCTGCGTAAACAGGCCGCAGAGGGTGAAACAATCCCACTGACAGAGGTAGAGAGAGCGATTGCGGCTACGGCTACACTTTCGCTTGACTTCTACAGAAAGAACACAACTGCACAGGCTATCCAGAAGTCCGGCAGAGAAAACGCACTGTATGACACTGACAGGGCACTTATTGCGGCAGTAAGAAAGAGCATCAAGTCCGACTTCTACACCATGCTTGCAACAGGCACAGGCGTAGCAGAAGCAAAAGACTCTTTCCAGAAACAGCTTGCAGAAGCATGGTCAATGATCCATGTTTACTATGAGGACATTGACTCTTCCCCAATCCACTTCGTAAACCCTGCTGACATTGCAGACTATCTTGGCAGTGCAAACATCGTTACACAGAACGCCTTTGGCTTTGACTATGTAGAGGACTTCCTTGGCCTTGGCACAGTTGTATTCAGCGCAGAGGTAGCATCCGGCAAGGTTATTTCGACAGCAAGAGAAAACCTGCGTGGAGTATTCGTACCTGCATCTGGTGCGGTAGGCACAGAGTTTGGCATGAGTACAGACGAAAGCGGTCTTGTAGGTATCGTCCACAACGTCAACACCTCAATGGCAGGTATCGAAACACTGCTTATGGCAGGTGTTAAGTTCTACCCAGAAGACATTGCAGGTGTATTCATCGGCACATTCGGTGGAGAGGTAAGCGCATAAGGGGGTATTTATGTACCTTGTAACAAGAAAATTCACAGACCTTGAGGATAATGGGTATCGCTATGAAGCAGGTGAAAAGTATCCGAGAAACGGCTACAAGCCGAGTGATGAGCGTATCAATGCTTTGGCAAGCGGTGAGAATAAGGCCGGGTTAAAGTTAATCAAGGAAGTGAAAAGAAAAGGGGGCAGAAAGTCCTCAAAGAAGTAAAGGGGGCTTAAATGCTTGAAAAAATCTTAATTCTGCTTGGTATCGCAGAGCCTACCGAAGCGATGACAGAAAAGATTGAAACCATAGTAGAAATGACCGAGCAAAGGCTAAAGCTGATGCTTGGTCTTTCTGCTTTGGCAGAAATCCCGGAAGAACTGTCTTTCGTGGTAGTAGAAGTGGCGGTATCTCGTTTCAATCGTATTGGCAGTGAGGGCGTGAAAACGCACACAGTACAGGGTGAAAGCATGGCATGGTCTGACGATGACTTTGACCCTTATCTGGACTACATACAAACGTGGCTTAATGCACAGGAAGAACCTACCACAACAAGGGGCAGGGTGAAGTTTATATGAGATATGACAAAGAGGTACGCTTTCAGTTAATCACCGATGTTTACAACGCAGATGGTGACTACACCGAAAACGTAGAAAAAGAACATATTGAATATGCTTCGCTGATAGACACAGACATACAGACTATGCTTCTTGT